CAATTGGTTTTGTAATGTATCACAATCTTCAGCATTTAACTTTAACTTATCTGTTGCATGATAAATTAAATCAATATCTTCTGTAGTGTTCCAAGCTTGCATTATATCTGTTTCTAAATCAAATCTATTTTTCATTTCATTATGCCATAAATAATTCTAGTTTTTTAAGTTTTGCTTTTTCTTCTTTTGCAAATTCTTTGATAGCTTTATCAGAGTCTTGTACTCTACTAATTCTTTGTCTTAAAGTATCAACATATTGCATAGTTTGCTCAGCTCCTTCTGAATCCATACCCATTTGTACGAAATCTTCAATACCCATCTTTTCAATAAACTTAAATTTAATATCTTGTTGTCTTTTCTCTTTTGCTATTCTTCTAATAAAGGCGAAGTAGCAAATTTGAGTAAAGTATGAAAAGGCATTAGGTTTGCCTGTCCTAGTAGCTGTTTCAATTTTATAATTATTAATAGCTCTTAAGCAATTTTCTACAGCATCCATAACCATTTCTTCTCTATAAGTGTATCTTACAAAATTGGGCCTTCGGCTCAATCCTTCGGATATCTTAAGAAAGCATTGCGCAATATAATTGGTTACTGTTGGGGTAGGTTTTTCTTGAAGCTTTGCTTCGTTAACGCGAGTTACGTATTCAACCACAGCCAAAGAAAAATCCTTGTTATTGATATAGTGTGGCTTTTTGGTCTTTTCTTGTTTAGTCATGATTATTCTCCATAATGTTCTATTATAACACAGTTTGATTGAAAAGTAAACAGTTATTTTTTATTTTTTAAATAATTGAAAATAAATGATAAAGTCCTTTACTTTTCGCTAAAAATGTGATATAATAATATAGTCAACCGGGGAGGTTAGAGGTATACAGTATTAATGTACTGTTTTATTCCCTTGAAGTTGATTATAATCTTCTTCAATACCCATTTCAGCATCCATTTCTTCAGCCAACTGTTGCATAAGCTCGTCTGCTGATTTAAACTGAGGCTTGGTGTTTTTAGGTCTCATTCCATCCTTTGCTAATTTAATATATTCTTCTTTAATATCGTTATCAATTTCAACATGATACATTATCTTACCCTGATGAAGCTTAAAGAGTTTTTGTGAAGAAAATTGAAACCATGGTACAAAATATAATCCACCGATCATTCCATAAGTTATTTTAAACGGCCTTTCAATTATATATGATCCGGAATCGGTCTTCTCGCTCACTAGAGCGATAATCTCTTCCCCATTAAGTAATTTGAATTGTCTTATGTTTAAATTCTTCATATTTGTGTACACATCTCTGTTATATGTTTATGTCGTATACATTAAATTTAAATCTTTCTTTAGAATAAATTTTAATTCTTTCAGCTGCATGATTTAATGTATAGTTTTTAGTACTCTTCCAATGTAAATCATCTGCAACATCGTATACCTTAGTATTTATATCATCTCCACTGATGCGTAATCCTCTACCAATCGACTGCAATACTCTGATCTGGCTTTTTGAAGGAGAAGCAAATATTATGTTATGCAAGCGTTTAATATTAATACCAGTTGAAAAAGTACCCAAAGAAGCAACGATAATAGCGTCATGCTGTCCTTCGGTAATCGCTCTAATATTTTCTCTATCATCAACTTTAGTTTCTCCAGATACGTAAAATAGTTTACGATCTTTTGCTATTTTTTTACTTAACATATCATGTAATGGTTTACCATGTTTTTCAACATAATTAAACAATACTAATGTGTTACCCTTTTGATCTAAAGCTAAGTTAGATATGAATGTATTCCTAGGTCCATATTTAACTATAAAATCGATTTCCTCTTGATACTTCATTTTAGATACAGCTTTACAATACTCGTCTTGATACTTTAAAAGCAATATTGATATATCCATTTGAGCCAAAGAATTATTATCCATTAACTCTTTGGTAGTAGTAACTTTATATACTGGTCCAAATAATCCTTCTAAAACTAGCTGATGTGTTTGACTACCATCTAATGTTCCAGTAGTACCAATCTTAAATGGAGCATTCACACATTTTTCTAAGATAGACGTTAATGATTTAGCTTTAAAATTATGAGCCTCATCACCTATTACCATACCATATTCTGTAAACCAATCAGCTGGGAATTTATGAATCGATTGCCATGTACTGATTATAACTCTTTGTGGTATGTTGATCTTATCTTTGCCAGAATATATTCTATGACATTCTTCGTGAGCATTCCATAAATCGTCAAGTTTAGAATAGTCATCAAAATCACTATACATCTGTTCTACTAGGGAAGTTGTAGGGACAATGATTAATACCTTACCTTCAAAATACTTAAGGAAATATCTCAATGCCATATATATGATTAAACTCTTACCGGATGCTGTAGGACTTAAAAGCAGTCTCTTTCCATCGTTTATGGTGCGCGAGAGTGCATCGATTTGATAGTCCCTGGGTATTATACCTACTCCGTTCACGCTAGGGCCCAATTCTGTAATAAAGGCCTCTAAATCAATCTTTTCAGTGATATGGGAATCACTTAAGCCATTGATATAGTGCTCTTTTATCTGATACCCACGCTCCTCACAGAATTGCTTCAGATAACTGACAAGACCACAATATAGGGTTTTATCCCTCATATTGAATAATCTGATCTTTCCATCCCACATTCTGTTACGATATGCCGGCATAAACTTATAACCTGGCACATAAAAGCAAAAGTGTTCAGATAACTCTTGACCAGTAGACGGTTCACAATCTACTTGAATCAAAGTCTCATTTAATTTTGTATAAGTAATTACTTCCATTGTGGTCCAACAACCCAACCTACTATTGAATGTCTTTGCCCTTTTATTAGAGGCGTAACTCTATGGTAAAGAATAGATGGAAATACTATCATAGTTCCTACATCGCGAGCATGCTTCATGTCGACATGTTTAGCATCTCTAAACTCAAAATCTCCACCTGTATATTCATTTTTTTCGCTTAACTGTATTATATATGTAAATTTTCTATGCAGCTTTTGGCTACATAAAACATCTTGGTGACAATCGTATTTTCCACCGGTATTATATTGCAGTAACTTAGTTTCGTTAATTGCGTTTATATCGTAATTTAATTTTAAATTTTTTATAAAAGTAAACACCTTTTGGTCTAACCAGCCAATAGAACCGGTTATATCAAAGGTATCTACAATACGAGAATTAGTATCACTATTCGTTATACCTTCAACCCACCATTGATTAGTTGGTCGTGTAACTTTTATTAGATCTAATTCATTTTGTGATAAGAAATCTTTATATACCACTAGTAAACTTTCTCCACTCAATCATGTTTTTAATTGTTTGATGTCTCCATTTGATATTATCAAGGATTTCTTTAAGTGTGCTTACAACTTCACCAGCATAAGCCATCTTCATTTGGTGTTCTTGTATGACCTCATCTGCATCATACCATTTATCTAAATCGCCTTTTAAGACAGTTAACCCACCTAACGGATCATAATCCCATCCCTTTCTATCCATTTCTTCTTGAGTCAATTTTCCACTATAGTGTTTAAACTTGTCTCTAAGTATTACTTTAAATTTAAGATCTAAGTCTTTCTGTTTAAGTTTAGCAACAGAATAGAGATCTAAATATTTTGAGTGTAGTTTAGCGGAATCTCTAGACGATTCATCCAATTGGACTTCATCTATTTCTGAGTCTTGTTTCCACATCGCTAAAATTGATTCTAAATTCATAATGTCTCCATAATTTATGTTATATTATACCCTTATTATATCACAGTTTATGATAAAAGTAAAGGTTCTTTATTCAAATTCAAATGCTGTATACCTAAATGATACATCTGCTTGCAAGTATTCTACGTCACTTGATTGTGAGTTAAATTCTACTGCAGTTAAACTGGTTGGAAATACGTCTTTAAATCTAATAGATTTTGTTAAATTATTATGAGAAGACATAATCATAAGAGTAGCATCAAACTTATATTGATTTTCAGTACCACCTGTTCCAATAATATTATGCATCCAATTAAATATCTCTATATAATTTTCCATGTTCTCAGTAACATTAAACCTAATAGCTAAATCTTCAAAAGTTAAACGATCGCCAGTCATAGAAAGATTAAGACCTCTATATGGAACTGTAGCTTCGGCTAATGATAGACCCGGCATAGTAACCTGAGTACAGAAATATTCTGTATTAGCAAAGTTACTTGCGTCTAGTTTAAATGTAAATCCTACTGGACTTAAAAAGTTTTTATTCGTTGTCAGTGCCATCTTCTTCCTCCACTTCTGGTTCTATCTCTAATAATCCCCACCAATTCCATCGGCCGTCTTCTTTAGTATTTTCCATATATCTATTTATAATGATTAAAACGCTAGGCAAAAAAAAGGAGCTCCGAAGAGCCCCTTTTAGTCGAATTAGAATTAACTAAATCAGGATTTACTCCATGATTCCGTCGATTCTGAAGATTCTGAAGTATGGGTTAGCACGATCAGTACCGACACCATCAGCAGCTACGAATGGATTTGCAACCATACCGTATCTTGTTTTGAATCCAATTCTAGGTTGGAAGTCTTCTTCACCAATCGCCTTGACCATAGTCAAAGGAACGTATGGGCAGTAGAACATACCAGCGTCATAAGGATTAGAACCTCTGTAACCAACACACGCAAAGTCTGTAGTTGCATAAGGATCAATATAGACCTTCATTCTACCATTAAGAACACCAGCAAAAGTATTACCAGTATCATCAACGTTCAAAGTAGTTGACAATGCAGGTGAATAGTCCAACATGCCTGAAGCAGCCAAAGCTGAAGCAACATCAGAAGAGACGATAACATAGTTACCTTTTCCACGTCTTGTTTCTTTAGCAATAACGTTAGCTTCTCTTTCGAGTTGCATGATAAGACCTTTGAACTTCTCAGCCATCCATCTACCGTCTGAATCAGTTTCTACGTCAAACACACCTTTAAG